GGTGGTGGTTACTACCGTTTCCTTGCCATCGATGGTCACGCGGAACGTCTGGCGGTAGGTGGACACCTCTCACGCTCCCTTTACTTGATCGGCCGCGTGCTCGGCCGCCTTTGTGTAAACGGCCAGCCATTGATCCTGGGTCTGGACTAGGGCGGTGTCCACGAAAGGCTGGGCCGCGATGTTATGGGCCGGCCAGCCGTAATGGATGGGCCCGAAATAGGGCTCCATGTTCGTGATCCCCGCGGCGTCACGTTCACCCGCGCCCTGGGTGGCGCGGGCCAGCGCCCCGGTGAGTCTCGGCGCGATCACCCGGGCGCCGGCCGCGATGATATCGCCGGCCGCCTTATTGGCGTCGGTGAGATCACCGATATCACGGCCGGCCGCCTTCATCGTGGAAGCCACGCGATCGGCCCCGGTCACGGTCGCGTGCACGCCATCGGCCACTAGGCGGCCACCACCGCTTCCCGGCCGGCGGCCAGCGGTACGGTGACGTATTCACGTACCGGCCTCCCGGTGATATCGAATTCCCAATCAGTGGTCAGGCGGGTGTTTACGTCGCCACCTTCCTCGAGCGCCTTAATCACGCACGTCCCGGACCAGCTCGGCGCGCCGGTAATGTTCGGCTGCCACGTGAACGGGACGGTGGTAAGGGTGTTGTCGAAGCAATAGGCGAGGAAGCCTTCGGGATCATCGAAATCCTGCACACTGGTTCCATTCAGTGTCCACGTCACTTTTTTTCCGGCCGGCATCGAATCCCCACATAGCGTTTCAATATCGCTTCCGTCGTCGCTATAGGACGGCGTCACCTTGACGGTGGACGCCTGGCACGCGAAGGCGGTGGCCGGATCCTCCCCGCCGGCCCCGCCATCGAAGGTCAAGGTTCCTTGCTTTACTCTGCTTTCGGTAATCATTCGCATCCCTCCGTGAAGGTGACTAGGTAGCTGGGCAGAATTTGATTCCCTACGGGGTAGCCATAGGGGATGGCGGTTTCCACCGGGTACACCGCCGCGATGGCGTCGATAAGAACATCGAGCTGGGCCCAGGCGGTGCGGTCCCCGCCGGTGATGGCCGGCGCCACGGCGCGGAGGCCCCAGATCGCGGTGTAACCGCACCCCAGGTCATAGTTCCGCCGCGGTGGTGCGACCAGCACCGCGGGAGGATTGAGCGCGCCCGGGTCGGTGGTGGCGCGTATTCCCGCGGCGATCAGCTTTTCGCAGATCACCTGCGCGGCTTCGGTGGAGCTCACGCGACCACCGCGGGAGTCCACGGACTAAGCATCTGGGTGATATCCGCGTCATACGACAGGATCCGCGCCGTGCCCATATCGGACACCCCCACCACGCCATCGGGGGAATTGCGCCGGCTCATCAGTCGGTTCGTCAGCAGTAGGCCGGCCTGGTGGACCGCGTGCGGCACCGGCCCCAGTGCTTCGCCGGTGTCGGGATCGGTCAGGAAGGCCCCCGGCGCCCGGAGCATGATGGCTTCCATGGATGAATTCACCGCTTCGGTGATGGCCGCGTCATCGGTGGTGTCGGTGCCATCGATCCGCGCATAAGCCTTGTATTCATCCACGGTCAGCCACGTGCCTACGGGCGCCGGGAGCACCTTTAGGCGCCGTTCTTCCGGCCGCTACTGCCACCGCCGGCGGCGGCGCCGGCTTCGGTGGCGCCGGTAATCGGGCCCACGTTCACGAAAGCGCCCGGATCCACCGCGGCACACGCGAACATGCCGATAACGCCCACGTTGTAGCCGGCCACGCCCACATCCACCACGCTGAGCTGCACCGGCGCGCCCGGGGTTTCGTAAAATTCCACTTCCTCCGAATTCCCCACCGTGAAAGTGGTGGGCGGGATCTGCGTATCGATCACCGGCCGAAGGCCCATCACCGTGGAAATGGATCCCGCGGCATCCGCGGTCCCGTACGCGTTCATCGCGTTAAGGAATGGGAACAGTGGGCGCCCAGCGGCGTCCACCAGCGCGGCCAGGGCCCCGTAGGCGGCGGTACCCAGCCATACGGTGTCGGGCCACACACTTTCTTCGGAGGTGGTGGCCACGAACACCGCGGCATCGGCCATGGCCTTCGCCAGGGTGCCGGCCGTACCGTCCCACGCCACGGTGTTCCCGGCGATCGCGGCCGCCACGCCACCCCAGGCGCCGGCGTCGGATTTGCGGGCGTAGACGCGCACGAGATCTTGAAAGATCACATCCAGCGCGCCCGGGCTCGAGCGTTCCACGAGCTCCCAGGCCACATCCACCCCGCCGGCGTAAGACGCCAGATCGAGCTCGGCCAGATCCAGGGTGAAAGCCTGGGAGGCCACCGGACCTTTCTCGGTGTGTTTGCTCACATCGGTGTGCTGGGAAATATGCGGCCGCTGGATTTTCATCCCCACCGGCGGCAGCGCCGGCTTCGTCATGGCGTCCACCGCGGCGCGTTGGGCCAGCCACCCACCGATGATGTCCCCGGTGACCTGTGGCGGCACCAGGCCCGGAGTCTGGGCGGTGGTCACATCGGCCAGGGCGCGGGTGAAGCGCGCCGATTCGGCGGCGTCCCCATGCTTCATCCGCATATAGCCCAGGACGTATTCGCCCGGGGTCCGATACGGGAAGGGCCCCGATGGGCCCAGCGGTTCGGCATCGCTCGACGGCGGCGCGCCACCGCGCATCCGGGCCATGAGCTCACCGGCCTGGGCATCGAGCTCCCCGCGCGACACCAGCAATTCCAGCCGGCCGGTTTTCGCTTCGGCTTCGGCCCGGAGCTCATCCCACGTGGCCTGCTCCACGTCATTCAGGGTGTCGCGCTGATCGGCCACGGCGCCGGCTTCGATCGCGTTCATCCGGCCGTGCAATTGGTCTATGGATTGCCTGAGCACATCCACCAGGGAAATAGGCATGATTCACCTTTCAAGGGATCGAGGATTTCGTTTTCCCTGAGTGGCTACACATGCTCCCCAGTGGTGGCGGCCCGGAGGTTTACCCTCGAGCGGCTCCGGCTGGGCGGCCGGCTCATCTGGCGCGGAAGGCTAGCGCGTCGATATGGGCGGATCCACGGATGAGGGCGAAGTACCCACCCCGGGCCGGTGCGTCTGCTCGTGGGCGAAGATTTCCGCCAGAAGCGCGTCCTGGTCGGGGGTAGTGCGCCAGGTGTGGCCACAGATCCGGCACACCACCGCGCCGGTGTCGGCCCCCGGCGGTACGCGGCGGATCTCTATGGCGTCGGGCATCAGCGGCACCGCTCCACGCGGCCCCAGCGATCCACCACACCGCTTTTCACCACCTCGAGGCGCCCACGCTCGAGCGCCAGGGCACCCAGCGAAGGATGGCGCCCCGTAGCGTCGCGCACCCCTGTGACACCGGCGCCGGCGAAGGCGGGGAAATTGCACACACTCACTTCCCGTAACGCCACCTCCGTCCGTTCGATCAGATCCATGTTCGACGGGGGATCGCGGTGAGGGCCCTTCACCTCGCGATGCTGGATCGGCTCGAAGCCGATCGAGAGGCCCCCTAGCGCGTCGTCGAGCACCAGGGCGAGTACTTCATCGGCGGCCTGCACCCCTTCGGTGAGGTGGAATTCCGCTTCGAGGCCTGCGTCGGTTTCCACCAGCGAGGTGGCACGGCCGATCCCCAGCGCGCGGCGCTGGTGGTGATCGAGCAGGGGAACGGGCCGGTTCCGGTCGGTGATGGTCTTGGCGAACGCGCCCTTACGGAACACCTCGGTGTAATCATCCCACCAGTCCGAAACATCGACCTCAGTATCGAAGGGCACGGCCAGGCCCACCAGGGTGCGACCATCGCCGGCGGCGCCGGCGTCCTCTCGTAGGTGGAGCTCGGTGGCGAATACGCGGGCTAATGGCATCAGGTCACACCTTCCACTAGGGCCAGGCGGCCGGCGTCGGCCGCGTTGGCTGGGCTCGAGCTCGAGGAAGGCGCCGGCACCGGCGCCGGCGAAGGTTCGGCGGCTTCTGAGGGCCCACCTTCGGCGGGGAAGCCGGCCAGGGTGCGGGCTTCGGAAAGATCGATGATCTCCGCGCCGTAGAGCTGCACCGCGGCGGCGGCCCGCGTGGAGGTGTCGGCGCGGAGCAGGGCCCCGGTCCAGAATTCGGCGGTGTTCCCCCGCGGCAAACACTGAAGCGATAGCTGCTGCTCGAGCGGCTTTAGAAGCCGAAGGATGGTGGTGGACACGAAGCGGCCGAATTCGTTTTCCGCGTTCGTATAGGTGTGGCGCTGGGTTTCGATGCCCAGCAGGAAGGGCGGCACCCCCAGGATCATCGCCACCATGGTGGCGTCCCATTGGCGGGCCTGGACGAGCTGGGCCTTATCGGCGTCGGTGGCGAGCGGTTGGAAGCTGGTGGATCCGGGGATCACCACCGGCGCCCGGGTTCCGCTCACCGCTTGCATCCACTTCCCTTTGAGCTCATCGGCCTGGGCCTGGGTGAGATTCGGGCGGGTGTCGGTGATGACACCGGAGGGCACGGCCGATTCCGCGAAGTAGCGGCCGGCGTAGGCGTCGGCGGCCAGCGCGGCGCTAATGGCGCCGGTGACGGTGGGGAGCACACCGCGGCCACGGAGCTCCCCCGATCGCTTGTCAATCGCCACGTGAAACACGCGATCAGCCGGTAACGCTTCCTCGGTCCCCTCGAGGGCGTAGACCGGCTCCCAGGTATCGGGATCGCGCGCCACGCTCACCTGCGTCACGTCCAGCGGTATCAGCATGGTGGGCCAGCCGGTGGAGTCCACCGGCCCGATCAGGGACACATGGTTCCCGTATAAGAGCACATCAGAGGTGTATTCATCGATGAAATCAGCAATTGTCCGATTCGGGCCCGGGCTCGGGTTTTCGATGATGGTGGCCGGCGGATCCACAATCAGATCCCCGCGCTTTTGACGGAGTGGAAGCTGCATGTTCACGCCAGCGATCAGGCGCATCCCCGCGGTGAGGGCCGGCACCTGGCGCGCCGACCATTCCGACACCCACGGATTCCACCCCCCGGCGCCACCGAAGTAGGCGCCGGCGTCTAGGGCACCCTGCTCGGATCGCCGGCGCCAGAGCTCTAGGAAGCCTTCTACGTCACCAGTGACACCGGCGGCACCTGGGCCCATCGGCGCCAGCGCGGCCCCCCCGGGCCCCCCTAGCGGCTGGGTGGGAGGCTTCTGGCGTTTCCATGGGAGCGGCACCAGGGCCTAAGCGTAGGCCCAGGGCCCGGGCCGGTGGCGGGATTTAGAACGCGGACCACGAAGCCACCTCCGCCGCGCTCGGATGATCGAGCGCCCAGCAGGCGGCCGTGGTGGCCACCACCGGCGCGATCGAGGCCACCGCACCCCGGCGGGCCCAGGCCCATCCGCCATCCCCGCTATCGCGTCCTGGCGCCACCTCCGCCGCGGCCGCTAGGGCGGGATGTTCCCCCACCTGGATCCGCCTTTCGGTCACCGCGGCCAGCCAGCCGGCGCACGCGGCCGGCCAGTCACGGCCCCGGATCACCCCGACAGGCGCGCCGGTGGTGGCCAGGGTGTCCGCGATGTCCAGCGCCGGCGAATCGGCGGGGTACCCGATCCCCACCGGCGCGTAGCGGCTGGCGAGCTCCCCCAGGCGTTCGGCCATCCAGCCGGTGCCGGCCCGGGTTTCGATGAGCTCACAGCGAAGGCGGCCCCGGTCGCGCCAGGCCACGGCGATCGCACCGCTCGAGCGGTCGCGGTCGGTGTCGAATCCCAGCGCGATGGTGGCGCCGGCCGGCACGCTGGCGATCGGCGGCACCTGCACCGCGGCCCAGCGCCCCGGCGGGATCCGCGGCGGGGAGGCGGCCGATCCCATCCCTTCGGGCCAGCGGTTCCCATAGGCCCTGGCGAAGCCGGCCGGCCCTAGTTCCTCGAGGGCGGCCCGCATCTGGGCCACCCCGATGGTGATGGCGTAGGCGGGGTGATATTGCTCCCACGAGCTCGAGGCGCACGGATCGAGCTCATCAGGGCACGACCATTCGAAGTACGCCATCCCGCTCCGGCGGCCCGCTTCCACCGCGGCGCGGCCCTTCGTCACGGTGTCCCATAGCCAAAGCGAATTCTCATCGCCGGCCGTGGACACCTTCCACACCTGGGCCCCCGGGCGCGTGGCCTGGGTGGGCACGATGGCCTGATCTAGCTGGCGTCCCCGCTCGAGATCATGGGCCCAGGCTTCATCCACCACCACCAGATCCGATTGCTTCGAGTGGAGGGCGGCGGGGAGCGGTGCGAAGATCCGAAGCATCCCGCCGTGGGGGTAGGTGATCCCCTCGGATCCCTGGGCGCGACGAGCTCGGGCGTAGGGCTCGAGCGGGGAGAGCTGGAGTCCGGGCAGGTGTTCGTTCAATAGCCAATCCCGCGCGATCTCGCGTGTTTGCGCGGTGTACCACACCCGCGAGCGCGGCCGGTAGATCGTCCGGTGCTCCATGGCGGCGCCGGTGAGGGTGGATTTCCCGGCCTGGCGTGGCACGGTGAGGCCCACCACCGCATAAGCGAACAGATCGGTGAGCGGATCGATCTCGGTGGCCACGTCGGCCACGATCCGCTGCCAGGGCATCAGCGGCCAGCCCATCGCATCGGCCAGGGCCGCGATGGCGGCGCCGTAGGTGCGCCTACTCGGTGTCCGTGGCGTCCCCCAGGCTGGGCGCGGACAGGCCGGCCACGAAGGCGGCGAAGGGATCAAGCGGCGCCACCTCCCCGCCGGCCAGGCCATAGGCGCGGCGCGCGTCGAGGTATTCGCGGCTCACCTTCGCGGTGCCGGCGAGATCGCTTTTCGCTTCGGCCACGTCGAGGGCCCGCGCCAGGGCGCGGAGGTGAGCTCGGGCGCCCACGCTGGTGAGCTCGTGGGCGGGATCCCGGAGCTCGAGGTTTAGGGCCTGCTCGATCCGGCCGACCGGCGGCCCGCTCCGGCGCATCAGAGCCCATCGGCCGATCCCGGCCGGTTCCGGGCCGTCAGGGGGGGGAAGTAGGTCTGACACGTC